CCCGATACGGGCAGTGGCGGGACTCCGAAAGCATTACTGCAAGGCAAGACACACAGAGAAAGCGGGAACGCTATACAGGTACGACTGAGCGACCAAGTGAAGATGTGGCCGACGCCCTCTACCCGCGATTACAAAGGGGGATACATTGGTGGGCGGATCAGGAACGGCAAAACAAGTTGGGACACTTTGGATGTTGCGGTACAACACACGGACAACCAAGACAAAATACATGGGACTCTGAACCCGACGTGGGTAGAGTGGCTAATGGGGTTCCCGCTAGATCACACCGACTTAAATGCTTAGGGAATGCAGTGGTTCCGCAAATACCTGAGTTAATTGGAAGAGCAATAATGGAGTTTGAGGATGACAGAAGCACAACACTATAAGGCCAGGGCGTCCATGTACCGAGCCATCACCTTCTCAATGATCGTCAGGCTTGAGGATGACGAATCAGTAATGCGCGATCTTATCCAGAAGTTTAGGGAGGTCGAGGCCAGCCCGGATTACAATTCACCAGAATGGAGAGAAGCCAATGGCATTCCGTTCGATTGATGACCACCTGCTTGAGACCTTTGTGAGCCAGAAGTTCCATTGGAAAACTCTAAATCACGCGCAGCAGTTGTCTATGGCCGTTGAGCTTATGAAGCACCGATATATGGAACGCAAGCTGTATCGGTTCTTAGAGTCTGTGATAGAGGACAAAGAGTCGTGGAAAAAATACCGTGATTTGTTGGTAGAGGAGGCGAAGCGTGAAACGACAACTGCCGGATGATGATTACTACATGAGCCTGCAAGAGATTGCGGATGAGTTAGGTGTAACCAGGCAGGTAGTTTGGGCAATAGAAAAGCGAGCAATCGCAAAGATAAAAAATAAACTAAGGGAGTGGAGCGATGGAGAGGAATGTATTGGTGATACCGCTGGTGGTGACGAGCCTTTTGTTAGTGCTGGCGGTGATGACTGGGGACTTCGAGGACTCGAAGCAAAGGGCAGAGAACTACTGCGAGATGCACCGGCTATACCTCAAGTCGAATGGGGAAAATGGTTGGCCTGACTATAACGGCAACTATTCAGAGGTTTGCCGATGAAATCTGCGCCGGTTTTAGATGCTTGCTGTGGCGGTCGTATGATGTGGTTTGATAAGAACGATCACAGGACTGTTTTTGCGGATTGCAGGGAAGGCGTAATGGTTATAGATCATTTGGCCTCTCAGACAGGAAGAAGTCCGAAAGAATGCAGGCCAGATGTTTTGCATGACTTTAGAAAAATGGATTTTCCCGATGAACATTTCCATCACGTAGTTTTTGATCCCCCGCACGTTAGGAACCTTTCAATGAAATCTGTTTTTGGCTTTAGCTATGGCTCATTAAATAAAGAAACCTGGAGGGAAGATTTAAAGGCTGGATTCAGTGAGTGCTTTAGAGTTCTCAAACCTAACGGAACACTGATCTTTAAGTGGTGCCAGGTAGATATACCCCTTAAAGATGTGCTGGCGCTAACACCAGAAAGGCCTCTATATGGTCATCGTAGCGGCAAAAAGGCTAACACGCATTGGGTCGCGTTTATCAAAGAATGTGCGGAGGTTTGCCAGTGAGCTTTAAGTTGGCAGAGCCATCTTGCATTAGCTTTAGTGGAGGCAGAACTAGCGCCTATATGCTTTGGCGGTTTATTGACGCCAATGACGGACTTCCTAACGACTGCGTTGTCACCTTTGCCAATACCGGCAAGGAAGCAGAGGAAACGCTGGAGTTTGTTAGGGATTGCGGGAAATACTGGGACGTTCCGATTGTCTGGTTAGAATACCAATGGGCAGAGAAAACTAAGGATCGTTTTAAGGTTGTTGATTTTGATACTGCTGCGAGGGATGGCGAGCCGTTTGAAGCTCTGATTCACGCCAAGAAGTATTTGCCTAACCCTGTGGCCCGGTTCTGCACGATTGAAATGAAGATAAAGACTATTGCGCGTTATTTGGTAGCAGAAGGGGTGTCAGAGGACATGGCAAGCGCAGAGGCAATGTCTATCGTCGGCATTAGGGCAGATGAGTTGCGCCGAGCCTCAAAGATTGAGCCACACCGCAGGCCATTAGTGGCGGCAGGCGTTACCAAAGAAATAGTCAGTCAATTCTGGGCAGAGCAACCATTTGACCTTGGCTTACCTAACGTCAATGGTGTGACTCCACATGGCAACTGTGACCTTTGCTATCTCAAAGGCGCAAACCTGATTGAGTCGCTAATCCTAGAAAAGCCAAGCCGAGCAGATTGGTGGGCAAGGATGGAGCGAGAATGCCCGGCAACTCGGCAATCTGGTGCGAGATGGCGAAACGACAGGCCAACCTACGCTCAGATGCAAGTGTTAGCTAAAGAGCAAGGTCAGCTTGATTTGGCTGGCGATGAAACCATTCCTTGTTTTTGCGGAGATTAGCATGGACTTTAATCATGTTTTTTTGCGGAGATTAGCATGAAGCTAAAGCATGAAGGCATCGCAGCCATACTGGTCTTGTTGCTGATATCGGCAGGTCTTGAAGGATGTACAATGTATCAATTCTTTGATCCGCAATAAGGGTGGCTTAGTGACCAGGCAGTTTTATTGGATGGCTGAAGACTTTGAGGTCGATGACGCAAAATATGCGCTTGAGGCTGCTGAGAGCATGGCAAAGCGTTTTAAAACGGATGTGGTCATCCTGTTTGATTTAAGGACTAAGTTTGCCGATGAGCATCAAGGGAATTATTTAGAGATTATTAAGTACGAAGAACTCTAGCCCCAAAACTCCAAGGGCGAGCCGTGGCGTCTGAAGGCTAAATGAAGTGCAAGGGGCTTGTATTCATGGGTGCCAATTTAGCCATCCACGGCATGAAATCATAGGGGAAGATTATGCGGCAGGCGGTAGTATTGGATTGGAGACCAGTAGCCTACGGTGAGATGCCAGACGTTGAGGGTACGTATTTAGTTGCCTTTAGCGATGGGACGGTAGAAAGCTGGCCGATGTCCATACAAGAGATCAACGCCGGGGAAGTAAGGACAAGCCTAATCACCGGAATGTATTGGGCGCATCCAATACCGCATCCTGACCCATAAAGTCACAATGTGACAAAAAACGTCACTTGTGGTTAAATTTTAACCAAATTAGTCAAAAGGTTAAGTACAGAGTATGCCTAGCAGAAAGGGTTCACCTAACAGAAACAAGCAATTCCTGCTCAATCGGCTCAAAGATATCTATGGGGATGACTTCGATCCCATCATTAAGATGGCTGAGCAAGCCGCAGAGATACACAAGGCAGCCGTAAAGAGCGAGGATATTGAGGATCGGAAGGATGCTGTAGTGGCCTGGGAGAAGATCGCCAAGTACACGACGCCTGCGCTAAAGGCCATTGAGGTAGACGTTACCTCGGGTGGTAATGACCTGCCTACGATCATAGAGCTTGTAGCCAAGAAGTGAAGACCGGGATAGAGCTACCACCCAAGCTGGTGGATCTCTTTGAGGGTGAGGCTCGCTACCGTTGCGCTTATGGTGGCCGGGGATCAGGTAAAACTCGGTCATTTGCAATTATGGCCGCCGTCCGGGGCTATATGTGGGGAAGAGAAGGACGCCAGGGACAAATCCTATGCGCTCGTGAGTTTATGAATAGTCTTTCTGATTCATCCTTTGAGGAGGTCAGGGGGGCCATAGAATCGCACGATTTCCTCTCGGCATACTACGAGGTAGGGGATACGTTTATTCGCTCAAAAGACCGGAACGTAGACTTTGTATTCGCGGGTCTGCGTAGGAACCTCGATTCCATTAAGTCTAAGGCCCGGATATTACTGTGTTGGGTGGATGAGGCTGAGACTGTTAGTGAGACGGCCTGGATGAAGCTAATCCCCACGATTCGTGAGGAAAACAGCGAGTGCTGGGTGACATGGAACCCAGAGTCCAAGCTATCAGCGACGCATAAGCGGTTCCGGGAGAATACGCCAGACGACGGCAAGATCATCTCTATTAACTGGGATGAGAACCCATTCTTCCCTAACGTGCTGAACCAGGCGCGATTAGAGGACTTCAACAAGCGGCCAGAGACCTACGATCATGTCTGGGAAGGGTCTTTCTTGACACATCACGAAGGCGCGTATTATTCGCTTGAGATGCGAGACGCTAACGCTGAGGGTAGGATTACGGCGGTTCCTTACGAGCGATCTTCTGGCGTTGTGACGGCATGGGACTTGGGGATAGGTGATACAACCGCGATATGGTTCGCCCAGTTTATTGGCCCAGAGGTCAGACTGATAGACCATTATGAGGCGTCTGGCGTTGGCTTGGATCATTATGTCCGGGTCTTGCAAAGCAAAGGATACGTCTACGATCAGCACATTCTTCCGCATGACGTTAGGGTCCGAGAACTAGGGACTGGCAAGTCGCGGCTTGAGACGTTACAAGGGTTAGGGCTTAACAACATTCAGATAGCGCCACAGCTTAATGTGGACGATGGAATACAGGCAGTGAGGTCAATGCTGCCGTTATGCTGGTTTGACGCTGAGAGGTGCGATCATGGTATTGAGGCGCTTAGGTCATATCACCGGGAGTATGACGATAAGAACCTGGTGTGGAAGGGTCGCCCTAGTCATGACTGGTCTAGTCACAGTGCTGATTCATTCCGATACCTTGCTGTTGGATACCGTAAGACCTCAAACTGGGGCGAGCCAATCAGAAGGAATCTCCGAGGTATAGCGTGATATAATTGGCCCTCAGTCTAAGGCTTTGTACTATGGGCATCCTTTCTACTTTATTCCGCTCAATTGATGAGTTAATTGCTCTTGGCTACCCGAGAGAAGTGGCGGCAAGAATAGCGTCTAATAAGCTGGATATGCGACCGGAAGCTGTCGCAGAGCGTCGAGAGGCGCTTTTTCCTGAGACTTTTTACTCTGGATCTACAAGCCCAGACATTTTAGAGAATGCGCCAACTAATATGGCTCCGCAGTATTTGTGGGCTTCTGAGAGTCCCGGGTTGGCTGCAAGCTACGCTGGAAGAAGGCTAAACCGAAGGCCCGACGAGGCACCTACGATATACCCTTTGGCTGTAAAT